CAGCGGCTCACCAACACCGCCACCAGCGAAGAATGCAACGTCCTCGTACCACGCCAACGCCTCAGGGAAGACCTCAGAAATGAACGCTTCCAGGGACTGCTGAGCGTCATAGAGTAGCTCGTTTGGAATCTCCGTGTAGAGAGCGAGCTTCTGTGCGCGGAGTTCCACCCGACCGAACCGGGGTTGCGACGCGGTAAGCGTGGCACCCTCTTCGGTCCAGTAGCCAATGATGCCACCGAAGACACTGCTGACATTCGACGTGCTGTCCACGGTCGGGAACGCCACAGACAGCGAGTCCATCGGGATGACACGTGCCCTGCTCCGTACGATGGCCATTTCAAGCGACGTACGCAGCATCTCAGCGCGCAGAATCTCAGGGATGAGGAATCCACCGTCTGAGGGCTTCACGCTGCTCAGGCTGTTTTGCAGCTTGCCAAGCTTGGCTGTGAGGTCGGCGTCCTTGTGCGCGTGATCAGAAATCGAATACAAGAAATCCGTGACCGTGGGGAACATTCCATCATGTGGAACGCCCATGGCTTTCTTGTTGTAGACCGTGTTCGGCTTGATGCGCGCACGGGCGTTCGGATTGTCCAGGTTCAGCCGGTGAGCGATCGCATCAACTTCCTTGCCCTCGTTCTGGCGAAGGAAGTCGATCATGAACTTCTCGGTCTGCTCCTTGACCTGGTCCGTAATCTCGGCATCCCGGCCCAGTCGAGCCTGAATGGACTGCTCCACCCACTCCGCGAATGTCTCACCTCCGCCCGCCATAAGTTCCTGAAGCTTGGCCCGATCGGTCAACGTCTCCTTGACCGCGTCCGCAGTGTCCGCAGCGGTTACCGGCATTTCACTTACCTCCTACCATCAGGTTAATCAGTTCTTCGTCGGTCAGTTCCTTACGTGCCCGCTGCGGCGCTGGTGTCGGCTGAGGAGCGCGTTGCCTTCCCGCATATGCAAAACCGCGATTAGCAAGCGGGTGGCTGAAACTCAGCTTGGCGTGCAACTGGGCCGCGTCACCTCCGTCACCGCCAAGCTCATCTGGATCTGCGTCTTCTCCGACAGAATAGATTTCGTCGGCTAGACCGAGTTCCACTGCCTCCTGTGCGAACATCCACGTCTCAGCAAGCATCCTGGCACGCCATTCATCAGGCGTACCGCCGGCCTTGGTGGCATAGAATCCCGCGATGTTGTCCGACTGTCGATCCAGGAACGCGGCGTCCTCGCGGAGCTGGGCGGCATTCCCGGCGGTGTAGATCAATGCGTCATGGATCATCATCTGAGAGCCTGGCATCATGACGACCTTCTCACCGGCCATGGCAATCACGCTCGCGCCGCTGGCAGCCAGTGAATCGATATACACCGTGACATTGGCAGGATGCACCAAGATAGCGTTGTACAGCGCGATGGAGTCGTACACGTCGCCGCCCGGCGAGTTGATCCGAACATTGATGTTGCTGGTAGAGATGTCGTTCAGTTCACGGACAAACGAAGATGCCTCTACGCCGAACCACCCACCAATCACGTCATAGATATAAACGTCGGTGGTGTCCTCTGCCGTGTTCCTGATGGAGTACCAGTCCAGCTCAAGCGAGCCAAGGTCAGCCGCTAGCTTAGGGTTGGCATTCTTGACCCGACGAAGTAGATCACTTGGATTGGCTGCCCAACTGTAAATACCCTTTTTCACTTTCCCTCCTTTCATTTAGTTAGCAGGTGCGTCGGCCGGTGCGGGCTGTTGAGGTTGCGGAGGGCCAACCCAGCGCATCCGTGGAAGCCCCATCGCGTCCGTGACGTCATCGGGATGCCAACCCGCCGTAGCAAGTTTTGCGGCTGAGGATGCCTGACTGTCCCGCTCATGGTCGGCGGCATCCCGATTGATGGGTACGGGATCATCGTAATCCATTTCTAAGTTGCTACCGTTGGCAAACCGTGGTAGCAAGAATGCGTTGATTACATCCTTCCACCTCGCCAGCCGGGGGTTAATTTGGTTCTCTGCCTTGATCTCCTTACCCGCTTCCGCGTTGGCGCGGTTCACGTCGTCTACCGTTCCGAGCATCGGCTTGGGGAACGCGAAAGCTTCACGGATTACTTCACGTGACATTTCACGCAACTCGACGAACTGCATGTCCGCCATGGTGAAATTAGTGTCGATCCAGTCGGCGTTTTCCAGCACACCAACACGATGAGCGTTAGCTACTCCCTGGTGCTGCTGGCGCCACCGTGCGACGAAATCATTGAACTCGTCATCCTTCATGCGGTAGCCGACTTTGATAATGCCACCTGGCCTGGCACCGTTGATGAAGAAATTCTTATTCCACTCGGCGGAGTAACGCACTGCATCAATGTCATTAAGTACCGTCTGCACTGGCCCCATGCCTCGATAGGGGTCGCCAGGGTTCGGGTACTTGATTTGAATGACTTGATCAAGCGTCAGCGGTACTTCCTCACCGTCTGGGCCGTTGTACATCCACCCAACGAGGTACTTCTGTGGGTGCTTAACAGGCTGTATCCGGTCCGGTCGCACACACCACATTTCGATAATCAAATTACCGATGACATTCAGAACGATCATGCCCTCGCCAACAAGGTCAAGATGTTGCTGCACTGCCTCGCGGAACATGAACCCGGTATTGAATGGATTCGGCTTCTGCCACAGGTCAAGAAAACCATGTGACAGAACTTCCTTCCGACGGTTCAGGTCACGCTTCAGTCCCTTGCGGTACATGTGCCAGTCAGTGGATGCTACCGACTGCGTGATCTGACTGACAATGGCAAACAGCGTGCCTACCGATCCATAGGCGGCATAGGCGCGATCGCCAAGCGGGCCGTCGCTGCCCTGGCTGAATAGACTCGTTGATCGGGTGGCGGTGTAGGGCACGGGGGCGTCATTGCGCGGACGCCGGATAATCCCGCTCAGTGCACTGACCAGGTCACGCATGCTGTCCGCCTATCGTGTGTATCCAGGGCCAGGGCCGTTACTTGACTGTGACTTCGTGGCGGCGTCGTTGGTCAACCAAGCAAGTAAGAAGCAGGACAGACCAGCGATGACATAACCAGCCATTATGTTCCACGTAAAACCGGCAATTGTCAAAAGACCAAAACCAGATAGGTGCAGCATTAGCCTAATGATAGATTGGAAATGCGTACGGGCACGTGTACGCGCGGTTGCTTGCTTTTTACTAATTACCTTACCTAGCTTCCATAGCAGGAATTGTGTCGTGCTCGGATTCTTTTCGACGATGTCCGGGTGCATTGGTCTAGACCTCTCAGGCGGGAATCTGGGTTGCGCGTGCTTTACCATGTAGATCGAGCCACGATATCAGGTACCGATCAGTATCCAATCCGTCATCATCGCGCTTGACTGGCTGCCCTTCCTGGCGACCGTCCTTATCTACCTTCCACACGTATGATGGATACTCATCCACCGTGCATGTCGGTAAAAGCTTTTCGACCTGTGACTGATCTCGTTCAACGAGCGCGTCGGCCATGTAGTAGATGCGTGGCTCAATTGCATTTCCATCTCGATCTAAATGCTTGAGCCGCTCTTTCTGCGCATTGATACCTTCGAATACATTCTTTACGGCTGGCTGCGTACCCATCCCAAGTTCTATCTCAATCGTCCTACGCCCCTCTGCGTCGTGATCACAAATGATGGCTGAGGGCCTCGGCTCGATCCAGATACGCTCTTCGATCACATGTTCAGTGCGGTCGAAATGGTTGTATACCGTCCGCTTCTGGATCGGGCACACGATGTCCATCAGGGTCTTACAGTGCTCGGACACGGTACGCTGCGTCATGTATATTTCGCGGTACATATACAAGTCGCCCTCTGGGCTCTCGGCGTAGCACTTGAGCACAAAGGGGTGCACAAACCCGAAGTCGACAACCCAGTAACGCGTCCAGTCGTCTGGGAATGTAATCAGTACCTCTTCACCCTCATCGTCCAGATATGTCCATGGCAGCACGTGGACGTAGGGGTCAAACTCCTCATATACGATTCCTTCAGCGCTGACCCATAGGCCGAGCCGTAGCCGCTTGTGGCGTACGCCAGTCAGCTTGTCCAGGATGTTGGTGATGTAATGCTCACCCTTGGCGGTCTTGGTGCCGTCCTCATTAAATAGAACAGGGTTATCCTCATGGCGGGACTCGATAAGGTTCGTAAGACCTTCATCCGCCCGAAGCTTCAACCAATGCTTGTCGCCGGCAGGGTTACAGTCCATCACCAACTGTTGAAACCCGATGGTCCAGTTGCGCAGGCGGGTCTTCACCAACTCAAGGTCATCTAGCGTGATCTCGGTGGCTTCCTGGATGTAGATAATGTCATATTCCGCCGACATGATGCGGGTCGGTTTGTCAAGCCCGCCAATGACAACGGTAGACCCATTCTTGAACCGGTACTGTGGTGGCTCCTCGCTTGACCCGCCGTAGTACACCACATCGCCGGTCAACAGTGCTTCGGCCACCACATAGCGACGCCAGGTCACTAACGCTGTAGAACCCAATGAGGCCAACGTTTTACGCAGAATCAGCCCGCGCACGTTGGGGGTTTTCAGACAGATGGCGAAGATCTTCTCCAGGCAGGCACGACTCTTGCCGGTGCCCGCCGGTCCAGAAACCAACACCTCCTCTTCTCGTTCATTCATAACCGCTAGGCAGCCACCACGCGGCGCGTAGTAATGCGTTAATGTGCGCCCTAGCCGCTTGCGCCTACTCCTAGTGCTGTTAACCATGGCCCCTCACTCAAACACGCTGGGGTCTACACCCTTGAATTCAACTTGAAGCTTGTCACCGTCGCCGCTCTCGCCCGAGCCACGGTGAAGCAACTGACCTAGTTCGTTGGCAGCGGCCAGCATGTAGGATCGCAGTTCGCGCAAGGTCGTTGCGTCCGCGTCGTCATTCATCACATCCTGATACAGCTTATCTGCGACGGCCTGATAACGATTGAGTCGATCAGTCTTGTTAGAGATCCACAGATCACTCAGCTCTTGCGGTGTGACCACGCTTGAGAGAGCGCTCTCACGCGCTGCCTCCTCTAGTTTCTCGTGCGCTCGCTTAATAGCTTTTATATTCGCCTCAGTGAACTCCCTCAGTTCTTCGATGGTGTAACCGAATTCATCGGCTAGCTCTGTCGCCGTCTGCTCCTTGCTAGCTATAGCTAAGATAAGTTTCTGCCGTTCCTGCGTGTTACGTGGCCGCATTGCGTCATGGTAACTGTCTGTCAAGTGGTCATACTATCTAGGACACCACAGAAGGTTTCTTCTCCCGTTGGGTCGTGGTGCCCTTCTCAGCGTTTTTCCCGGCCGGTCGAGCCGATCCCACGCTGATCGACCGTTTAACCGCCCCTGAGCAATTACAGGGCCTACTG